CGGTCGAATCAAAACGGCGAGGGGGCGGGGCGCCCTCCACAGTACCTTTTTATTTTCTAGCCGCTTCGGAGCGGGTCCGCTTCGCCGCCTGGGAGCTGCAGACCGCTAGCCGTTGCTCCGGGTTCGGGAACTTCTGGCGTACGGTCGGGTTCGAAATGCAACGGTTCAGGAACTCGCCGCGGCTTTCGTCTGGGTTCGGTGTCGGTAGTGGCATAGCTGGCTATCCTTTGAAAAGCCCCAGCCGCTTGAGCTGGAAGCGTAGCGAGGCGGCATGTATCCGCGCGACTTGCGGCTCGACGCGCTGTACTGCGGGGCGTAGCCATGGGTTCTTAGGGATCACGACGGACGGGCGCGTTAGGTCGTATACCATGCGGATTTTAGGCCGGCGCTTGCCGCCCGTTACCTTAAATATACCCTTCCGCCTACCGAGGTCCAGGAAGACGAACTTACGCCCGCTCGTAGCGGCGCCCTTAATCGCCTCTAGGTTCTGCTGTTTACGGCTCCCGCCTGTACCGCGCCGCTTCCGTAGCTGTATGTTCTGGATCCTGTTCGGCTTACGCGGTAGGCGCGTACGTGGCTTCGCGTTCTGGGCCAGGCCAGCCGAGTAACTGGTCGGTATCGCTACGCCCTCGCTCCCGGTCTTCCGTTCGACGCCGCCGAATTCCTGGGTTTCCATGTAGTCAAGTACGGAGCCCACGGCTGCAGACTGCCGCGGTATGGTCAGCGAACGCGACTTCTCTACCCGGACGCTTCGCTCGGTCCATTTGTTACGGGTCGTCATGTTATCCCGTATCCCTTCCTTCGCCTCGCGCATGGTCGTAAAGGCGGCCTGGTTCAACGTATTGCGGGTCGCATACGGTAGCGCCTGGGCGGCGAAGTTCTTAAGGTCTGCTTCCATTCGCTTAACGTCACGGTCCGTGATTTTAAACATAGTCTCGGCCCTCCTGGTTACGAATAATACCACACGGCGGCGCCTTCGCCTTACCCCCGTATACCTCCCGGACTACCCCTAGATTACCCCCTAGTTCGGGGTTTTCTAACTTACTGTTTTACTTACTCTTACTACTACTATACCCCTTTACCCCTAATAAAGAGTAATTATATAGTAGTAACAGGGGGAGCCCTGTAGCGCTGTAGCGGCCTCGAAGCGGCTACGGGAAGAGCGGGACGTATACGGGTGTAATTCTCACGAGGGTCATTTGTGCGGGGGGTGCGGGCCACAAAACGAGCGAGCCCAGTAACGGCGCGGCTTCCAGCGTAACCCGGACGTTTTGCTCCGGTGTGGGGTGTGGGCCTACCGGGGTGCCCGTAGCGGCTTCGAGGCCGCCTCGGTACTGACGGCCTCGTCAATTACAGGTTAGTAGCGGGGATTAACTGCTTTTTACCTTCCTCGATTATCTGTTCTAGCGGCTTCCGGCTCATATGCATTGTATAGCCGGTCGCTTTTTCCAGGGCGATATACTCGGCCGCCAGCTCGGGCCGCTCCTGGGCGCCGTGGGCGATATCCTTAGCGCTCGCCATGATGCAAAAGACGCACGATAGCCGGTCGTTCCCTTCCGTTACCCATCGACCCGCGACGAGCTTAACGCCGTACGCCTGGTGGGGCTTTTGGCCGTCGTTGGCGATAGCCTGGAATACCTGCTGTACGTCCCAGTCCAGGATAGGGAGGAAGTCGAACCATTCGCGGGTTTTTGTGGTGTTGCTCTTCACTGGCGCGAGTACCGGGCGCTTCGCTCGGGCCGGGCTCTCTTCGGAGCGGAAGCCCATGCAATTAACGACCAGGTTAAAGCCGTTCGCTTTCGCATACCGGCGCGCTTCCCTGGCGATAGGCCCGCGCTTTAGGTCGCTAGTACACTGGCGGGTAGAACTGGAAGGCCAGCTCGGGACCTCTGGGCGTTTCTCGAAGCGCTCCGTTACCATCTGCAGCAAACCGCGGCGAGCGGTAGCCACGATAAACGGGACGCCGGCGGCTTCCGCGTTATCCCGAGCGATATCCTTCGCGCCGCCCCATTCTACGTTACCCAGGTCGGCATGAATTACGACCATTTGTTCGGCCGTGACGCCGGACTCTACGAGGTGAATCATCATAGCCTGGCTATCTTTACCGCCGCTATGCGATACGACGAAAAGGGCGTTACGGTCGATCATTTGTTTAACGGTCTGCATTCTGGTAGCTCCTGGGTCGTTTTGTCGTGTCGATTGGTGTAATATACGCGCTACTGACGGCCCCGTCAACATAAAATAACCCCAGGCATAAAAAAGGGGCCCTTATCGGCCCCGCTTCGCTTCCTGGTGTTCTTCTATCCGCCGTCGCATTCGTACGCGGCGCCGGTTCTCTTCCCGTTCTTCCCGCTCGATACGTCTCTCGCGCTCTCGCTTCTCGGCCTGGGTTAATACTTGGTTCGTCACGGCGCCCCCTCGTCTTCTCTCAGGATCCGGACGACGGCGTCCAGGACGTCCGAGACGTTCTCGGGGCCGGTCCGCTGTTTCGCCTTATCGTCGAGCGCGTCATATACCGCGAACCCGTCGAAAAGTACGTCCGTCGTTTTGTCCGCGTCCAGCTCTTCGCATAGCTCGTCGATAAGGTCGATAACGGCCCGCGTATCGTCGTTTCTGGGGCCTAGTACCGAGCGGATCCGCCAGGCCAGGGACTCGTTATTCCTGGGGCCCTCGGCTTCCAGTAGCCGAAGCGTATCCGGCCCGACCTCGGCCGCGTCCCTGATTTCGCCGACCGTCTCGGCCGCTCTCCGTCCCAGGGCCGCCAGCATGGCCGACCCCGCGCTTACTAACAGAATGGCTCGTTTCATTTGCGTAGCTCCCGTCTTAGTCGCCTCAATACCTCCGGCCCCTCGCCGGCGTTCCTTACGTGCCGGTCTGTCTTCGCTTCCGGCGACCGACACTCGGGCGGCTCCGGGTCGTTAACGTCCCAGGCCAGCCCGCATACGCATAGCATTTGGTCGGAATACTGGCGCGCTTTGCATTTACTCACGGTCTACCCTCCGTATGATTACCTGGCGGCCTCGCCTGGATACGTTAAGGACGATATCGCCCGCGTCGGGGGCCTCGTATTCGAGTTCTACGTCGCGCCCCTTCTCGGCGTGTCGTACGGCGTCGTGGGCACATTGCCACTGCTCCGCCGTGTCCAGGCCGACAAGTAGAACGCTCGAATTAGATTTCGGCATACCATAGCCCCCCGATACGGATACAGCGCTTAACCCGGCCGTCGATAGAGAACCGGAGCGCCTGGCGGATTACGTCGCCCAGGTCGTTAGATACTAAACGCATGGTCTACCCCCCGGTATAGCTGTTCGAGGTCGCCGTCGTTACGGACTACCAGGTCGCCGGGAAGGCGGCCGAGCGGGTTCTCCGATACGTGGTCGCCCTCGATACCCCCGCGGCCTTCTACGTGTACCAGGACCCCCGCCGCGCGGACGAACGCCGCCTCATCCTGGAAGCGGACGTCGGCAATAACCACACGGCGCCCGACTATTCGATCCGCCAGCGCGCGGACCCATATTTCCGGGTGGATAAGCTCGCGGCCCCATTCCGTGCCGAGGGTCTGCATAATGTAGCGCGGCGTACGGCCGTAGCGCTCGTCTACGACCCCCTTCTTATCGCCGTAGAGCTGTTCGGCCCGGAGCCCCAGGCCTTCCGCCAGCATGGCTTTAAACGGTATCGCGAACGACGTTTTAGCGTAGCTCGGTAGCAAGTCGACCAGGTAGTCGGCGGCCGTGTCCTTCCCGGATCCAGCGCGGCCGGCGAAGCCGATAACCCGCGGGAGACTCTTCTCGATACACGACGTACAGCGGCCCGAGCGCCGGGTCCCGGCCCATAGTCCGCACTGTTCGCAATCGCCCGTAATCATATCAATACCCCACTTTTACCAGTTTGAAAAACCCGCGGCTACCTTCGATTATAAGCCAGTCGGCGGGCCGCTCTTTCGCTTCTCTCTCGAATTTTGCCTCGTAATAGTTTACTGTTTTAACCTCTTCAATCCCCTGCGTGACAAGTCACTATCGACCAGGTCGAGTAAATACTCGGTCTCGTCCTCGAATCCGGCGGCCGTAGCGCCCCGCTCTATTGCGTCCTTCTCCGTCGCCGCCAGGCTGTACGGGTACTGTTTGACGCCGAGCGCCTCGTCCCGTTCGCGCTGTTTCTTCTTACGCTCGCGAGCCTTGCGCCGCTTACGCTCTTCCGGGGTCTCGTTATCCATCCTGCAGCGCCCTCCGGTGGTCTCGCTCGGCCCGGGCCAGCATAACCCGGCATTCGTCCGCCCAGGCCTTCGCCGGCCCGTTACGGTTGCCGGTTAAGGTCGCGACCGCGCGGCGTATATGGTTCGCTTTCTTCCAGGCCTTCCAGGCTGCAGCATAGGCCCGGCGAGTCGGCATAGCGGCCGCCTTCGGTCGCTTTACCAGACCGGCCGCGGGCCATACGATAGCGTTCGGTTCGTGTTCGACCCGGCCGTCGACGACTACTTCGTCCTGTATAATCGCGGTCGGCTCGTTCTGCAGCCACAACAAAAACCACGGAGCCGAGTACGCATAGCAGGCCCAGGCCGGCGCCATATCCCACGGTACGCCCGACTCGGAAACATTCGCCAGGAAACGGCGCTCGACGGCTGCGAAATCCAGGGCCGCCAGTTCGCCGCTTGAGAACAGGTAGTTATTCTTTTCCATCCCGATAACTCCCGGGCCCGGAGGGCCCTTTCTGGTCACTTAGCGTTAATTACGGGGGCCATGCTGTACGAGCCCCATGGCTTTACGGTCTCTACGCCGTTGTACTCGGCGATACGGAGGCGCTTAACGCCCTTCCAGCCGCAATCAGCGACGATTGTTTTAGCGGTCCGCTTAATAACGGTAATCTCGATAATGCAATCGTGGTCGCAAATGCTGCGGGTCGCGTAGGTCTTGCCCTCTTTGAACCGGACCGGGCCCTCGTCCTTTACCCGAACAATGCGCGAACAAGCGGCGTACTGTTCCATATTGTAGGCGCCTTCGAGCGCTTCCTCGGCGGCTTCGTAGGACTCGAATGTCGGCTCGACCCACTTACCGCCCTCGTAGGTCATAAGTTTAGCGGCGCCTTTCCATTCGTGGTTCATCATAAGAATTTCAATTTTGAAGGTAGCCATGCTGTCGTTCTCCGTTGCTGTTTTTCGTGTCGATGGGTGTAATATACGCCCTACTGACGGAGCCGTCAACATAGAATAGCTATTATTTTTTACGGGTTGTTAAATGCCACTGGCTGCAGGCCGGGCAACGGTACGGGCGTAATTTCTTCCCCGCTTTCGCTACCCGGCCGAGTCGCTTCGAGAAGTGGCGACGCTGTAGGCGGATATACCGCGCGTCTTCCAGCGCGGCCGCCCGTGTTTCGTACGGGATCTTTCGACACATTACGAGCCCCCGAATACTTTTTCCGCGGATCCGACCGAGGACGCCGGTACGCCCTGGGCTTCCTGGTACGCCCTGGCGACTTCGACCGGGGACGTTAAGTTCGCGTGTATATGCCCCTCGCGAATAAAGAGGCGGGGCTTTTTGCCCTCGTCGATCATTATAGGATTGTTCGCCCGCCCGTTCGTTAAGGCCGGGTGCCAGTCGTAGCCGAGGGACTGCATAAGCTCGCGGCGCTTGTTCGGCGGTATCGCCCGGCCGGCGCGCATATTGTTAAGCAACCGCTCGACCGCTACGGAGGAAATCCAGCCCCCGGCGAACCCGGGTTGCCCCTCTTCGACGGCTTCGAGAATCTCCTGTTCTACGCCGCCCATACTGGCGTTAATCGCCTCGTTCGTACTGGTCGTAACCGGCGCCCGGTGGCATTTTGTGGCCGGGTTCAGCTCGTCCGGTATCGGGTAGGTTTCCAGGTACTCGGCTACTACGGCATATCCGCCAGCTCGTAGCCACTGGTACAGGTCCGGGAAGTAGTCCCCGACCATACCGTCGCGTTCCAGGTCGGCGGGGCCTTGCTGGGCCGTGTAGAATACGGCGAAGCGGCGGTCGGTCCGGGTCTTCCGGATAGCGTCCTTATGGTTCGAGTTCAGCATAAAATTAGCGCGGTTATCGCCCATAACTTGCGCCTGTTGCATAGCCCGCATAGCTAGCCGGTCGTTCGTTATCATCGGCTTAAGGACCTCGATAACTTCCTTTTTATGGTCCGGGACGTAAACGTCTTCGATACCGATAAAGATTTTATTAAAGAGCCACTCGTTAAACTTCTCCGATATTTCGTTCGCCGGCGGTAGGTGCGTGTAGCGGTTCCCGATAGCGTACGCGACGCAACGGGTAAAGAGCGTCTTACCGTTGCCCTCGCATCCCTGCAGCAACGGGGCCCACTGGAATTTAGCGCCCTTATACTGGATACAGGCGGCCATATAAGCGAGAAGGATATCGCGGTCGGACGGTTCCGGGAGGACTTTCGCCAGGTGTGTAAGGAACGGGCCGGCGTCTCCTTTCTGTCGGGGGGTCTCTATCGGTACGTAGGTATTAACGAGGACCCGGCCCTCTTCCTCGATCAGCTCGCCGGTGCCCAGCTCCGGCCGGAAACAGGTCGCCTCGGCCTTCGGCCAGCGTATAACCTGCGACTCCGTGAAAGCCTCCCAGGCCTTGCGCGTCGTCTTGTCGCCGGTCTCGTCGAGCTGGAAGACGTACCCGCCGTACGTGGCGTTAAACTGCTCCGGTTTCAGCATGGAGCCCGAGGGCGTAAAAATCCGGTGTAGGTCCTGGATATAGACGCATCCGTCGAAGTGTTCGAGCTGCAGGGTAGCGCCTAAATACTGGTGGCCCGCGACTATCTGGGGGCCGGTACGGTCGCCCAGGGGATCCGCGGCCGCTTCTATCGGCGTAATCATGGCGACCAGGTCGGCCGGTTCGAGTTCCTGGTTATCGAGCCAGAACTTAGCGGACGCATTCGGACCCGACGACGAGCATAGGCGCGCGGCCTGCTCTTCGGTCGCTTGCTGCAATTTCTCGGCCCGGACCGTCTCCGCGTAGTTGCGCTGGGCGTCGCTACTGGCGCGTAGCTTCGGCGCCCCGTGGGCTTCGGCGATACTGTTATCGACTTCCCGGCGCCCGGCCGTATAGACGCTTTCCTGTAGCTCGGCGGCTCGTAGAATCGTCCGGTAAAGGTAGTCTTCCCGCTCCCACTTATCGCGAACGAGCCCGGAACGCCACATTAACCGGAGGATCCGCTCGCAATCGTTACCGGTCCAGAACGCTAGATGCTGGGCGAGCGCGGCGTCGGCGCTACTGCCGTCGTATGACCTATGGCCCTCCGGATCCGGGTAGGCCCTGGCGAGGGCGTCTTCGTCCCCCTCCCACAGCCCCGCGAAGGTGCTACGGCCGCCGAATACGCCCGCGGCGCTCTGCGACCCGAGGGCCTTCTCGATAAGCTCGTCGTCGTCCTCCGGGCCGTTCCACTCGGCGACCGGCTCTTCGGTCCATTCCTGCCCCTTATCGCCGCCTTTCCTGGGGAAGTAGGTATCGACCAGGGCCGGGAGCCACTGGGTTAAATCAGTCGCGGCCGAGCCTATAGCGTTCGTACCGGTGAGCGCGGCGAACCGCCATTCGGTATAAAATTCGAGCCCGAGCCCCGTATTTTTATTACCGTGAGCCGGGGCGTTACCGGTGCCGAAAATATGTAAACCGGTCCCGGACTGGGAGACCTCGACCGCGGCGCCGGGGAGCATACCCAGGACCGCCAGGGCGACCGCTGACCAGGTAGCGCCGTCGGGGCTAAGGCAGTGGTCGAGGTCGACAAAGAAAAACGGGTCGTTCGGCGTAAACAGGAAGCCGACGCCGTAGCCAGACCCGGCGGCCTGGGCCATGGCGAGCGCCGTCTCGGCGTCCGTGGTGCTGGCGGGGTCTTTCTGCCAGTCGCTCCCCTTCGGGTAGCTGGCGAACGTATGGGGGCTTATCGGTATTTTCTGGTAGCCCTGTTTACGCTCGTCCCATACGAGCTTATAGAGCAAAAATTGACGGTACGCGGCTAACGGCGCCAGCGCGTCGGGTAGGTGTTGCATACTGGCCCCTTATGCTTCGAGAAAGGTATCGAACGCCTTAGCGCGTAACTCGGGGGCCGCTTTCTTCGCGTGGTCGTCCCCGGCGGCGAGGCCCTGCCCGATAATTTCAAGGACCTCTTCGCGTACAGCGTAACGCATGATATCCCGGCGTAACTGTACCATGGTCCCGAAATACCTCGTTACCAGGCCCATAGAGACCCCCGCGGCTTCGGCGACTGCGTCCCGTGTAATTTTCTGGTACCCGATTTCTTTCGACATATCCACGGCGACGGCGAGAATATGGGCTTTACGTAGCCCCGGGTTCGCCCTGCTCTTACTCACGGGGGCGACCGCCGACTCTATGCCCTCGGCCCGTAGCTCTTCGACGAAGTCGGCAAAATTGCAGCCCATGATATGCGGGAATGACCCGTCGGGAATGTCGGCCCGCTCGCATAGGGCGCGGCGGGACAGATTGATAAGGCCGGCTTCTCGCACCATGGCGACGGCCGTTTCTTTTACGTGTTCGCGTTTCATTGTCTGGCTTCCTCGTCTATAGGTATCGGCCTGATATTAAGCGTTAGTGCCGGCCCCGTCAATACAGAATAGGACCCGGGAGAAGACGACTCGGTCGTCGCCCTCCCCGTAAATGACCATAGCCCGGTAGGCGACGGCCGGCGGCCCCATGGCCTCGACTACCTGGTCGAGCGTCTCGAAGCCCGAGTCGGTCGACGGCCCGGTCGTCTGCTTATCGCTACCCCGGAAGGGCGTACAGTAAATCGTCATTCGTCTAACTCCCTGTAGAAATTAGGATCCCAGGCGCCATACGCATAGAACCCGACCTCGGTACCGCAAGCGATACAAACGACCAGGACCTCCGAGTCTTTTACCTGTTCGGATAGATCCGCCGAACCACACTTCGGGCATTTAGCCGGCGACCCGTCTCTCCTGTAATTGCTCATAACGTCCCCTCTCCGATTGCGAACGCCGCGTCCCCTCCCAGGGAAGCGACGAGCTGTAAAAATTTAAGCTGGGCCTCTTCCCGATCGGTACCGGTCCAGCGCCAGGCGGCCGGCTTAACCTCCCGGGCGATAAATTGGCCGAACGTGCTACCGATATGCGCCTCCGTGATAACCACGGGGCGGAGGCCGATAAGATCCGACGACTTTATCGCCTTGTTCATTTGCTGCGAGTCGTTCGCCAAGCCGAAGCGGATAAAATTACCGTTCTCGTCCATAGTTGCGCCGACATTGTTACGCCATATCCGCGCGCCCTTTTTGCTCGCTTCCAGCCTTATACGGGTCTGGACGGCGGCCTCGCTTTCGCCCTCGGCCGGAGCCGGGTCGGTATTGAACGAGCCGAACTCGCGCCGGAGGTCTTCCAGGGCCGCATACGGTACGCCCCACTTAATCGCCCATTGGTTCAGGTTCATAGCGATAGCGCCTCGATTTCGGCCGGGTCCGTTACCGGGTGCCGGCGTTGCAGGGTATCGAACTCCCCGTCCGGGAACTCGAAAAGCCAGGTTTCGACCACGTAGAGCCGCCCGTCGACTTCGTGTACGTCGGTTGTTTTCGGGTATTCGATTGTTTCTTCTCGCCGGCGCCCGGACAGAAACCCGTTACGAAGCGCCCGGAGCGTATCGAGTTTCGCCTGTTCCTGGGCGCGTCTTAACTCCCCCTCGTTTCTATCGAAGAAGCCAAAAATTTCCGATATTTCCCGGCCGTTGTGTTTCACGCTTTTGATAACGCCCTTAAACCGTGGCATAGCCCGCCGCTCCTAAGTGTCGGTTAATGTTGTCCGCCAGCTCGATAGCTTCGCGGGTATTGAGCGTCTGGGCCGTCATAACGTCGACCCCGAACGCGAAATAAAAACGCCGGTAGCTCTCCGGATCCGCTCGACCCATAGCGCGCTGATAGCCGGCCCACCATGCGATAGACTCGCGTAACGCGGCCTGGGCCTCCTGGCGTTCGGCGTGTCGCTTTACGTGCGCCATTTGCCCGATACGGGGCGTATGTTTCGCGGCGAGCTGTTCCCGGTATGCTTCCGGGTGCATATCGACCGCCTCGATTTCGCCCCGCATTTTCGCCAGGGTCTCGGGGTCCAGCTCGCACAGGTCGCCGTCGACGTATTCCGGGCCGCTACGCGAGGCCGGCTCGGGGTAGTGCCCGCAAAATGGACAAGTCGTATACACGCGCTCGAAAACGGCCGTACAGGCGGGGCAAGCCTTAACCGGTATCGCGTCGGAGGCGCCGCCGTTGCTCCGCTTCTCGCGCCGGTCCAAGGTCCATACTTTACGCGCATCCGGGAGCCCGTGGCCCCCCTTCGTCGAGTCTATGTTATTAACGTGGTCGATAATGATAGCGTGGGGTTTCTGGCTGGCGGCGATATGGGCCCGGCGCTCTTCGGCCGTAAAGTGGTCCCAGTGCGGGTATAGCCCGGGGTCGAGCATAAGCCGGAGCGCCCGGCCGAATTGCTGGACGAAGAGCCCGAAGGATTTAGTAGGCCGCGCCATGCTTACGACCTCGATAGCCGGAAGGTCGAAGCCCTCGCCGAAAAGGTCGACGTTAACGAGCTGCAGTAGCTCCCGGTTCTTAAAGCGGCGGATAATGGCGATACGGTCCGCGTCCGGCGTCTTAGCGCTTACGACCTCGGCCGGGACGCCGGCGGCGTTGAACTGGTCGGCTATGTCGGTCGCGGTCTCGACGTCCGTCGCGAAAGTAACGCCGAGCTTACCCGGCGCTATGCGGAGGTAGTGCTTAACGACGTCCCCGATAACGTGCGACTTCCGTACGGCCGTTTTCAGTTTCTTACTAACGTAGTCGCCGGCGGCGCCTATCGGTACCGCGGAGAGGTCCAGGTCGGAGGGCGGCGCAAAAATACGATAGTCGGTAAGGTACCCGGCGTTAATAAGGTCGCGCATATCGGGCCCGACGACCATTGTATCGAAGACGCCGTCGGCATGGCGCCCGAGGCCCTTACCGTCCGCGCGCATGGGGGTAGCGGTCACGCCCAGGCCCTTAGCGTTCGGAAACATGGCCGCGGCCGCCCCCCACTTATTCGCGTCTAGTACGTGGTGGGCCTCGTCCTGAACCCACAAAGTTACGGATTTAAGCCACTGTTCCAGCTCTTTACCGCGCTTAACCAGGGTATCGACGCCGGCGACCGCGCATCGGGCCGACGGGTCGTAGTACGAGGCGCCTAGCTCCTGCATGTGGATATTGACGCAAAGTTTAACGACGTTCTTCGGGCCTATGATCCGGTGGCGAACCCGGTCCCGGGCAAGCGCTAGCGATATCTGGGCTACGAGTTCCTGGCGGTGAGCTATCGCGCAACTCGCCCCCGGGTGGTCGTGGAGAATGTCGGAGAACGTAACGGTTTTACCGGCGCCGGTCGGGAGGACCGCCAGGACGTTAAGCGCTCCGCCAGCCCAGGCCGCGTAAATATCGTCTTTAATCTCCTGCTGATAAGGCCGAAGCGTAGCGCGCTGTACGGCCGCCGCTACGGCCCGCTGTACTGGTAGGTTCATTCGCTTTATTCCTTGTTGACTCGCTCGGCATTATGGCTTAATGTTCTTCCCGTCGTCAAACGAAACGGAGATAAACGACTATGAAATCTATTTCTATCACTGTCCCCATGGACTACGCCGCGCTAACTCGCGCTTCCGATATGCTGCGTGGCATGGCTATAGACGTTCGCCAGGGCGCCGACGAGCCACTTAATACCGACTGGGCGCGCGGTACCTCCGCCAGCTCTACCGCGGTCGACGACCAGAACGCGCCGGACCCGAACCATGCAGCCGCCGAAGAGAAGGACGCCGCGACCGTGTTCGGGAGCCAGCCGGGAAAGCCTGCGACGACCGGGGAATCTGCCCCCAGTGCGGAGGAAGCGGGGCCGGCGGATAGCCCAAACGAGCCCGCGCAACCTGCCCCGGCTGCGGCTTCCCCTGGCGAAGCGAACGAGGCCACGGGTACGCCTGGTGTCGAGCTGGATAGCGACGGCCTGCCCTGGGACGCGCGGATCCATGCCGGGAGTAAAACGAAGCTCAAAAAGTCGCAACAATGGAAGCCGAAGCGCAACGTAGACCCAGACCTTAAAGCCGAGGTCGAGGCCGAACTCCGCGCCGCCATGGGCGCCGGTGGAGAGCCCGCGAAGCCTGCAGCCCCGGCCGCCCCGGCTGAACCTGCGAAGCCCGCGGCGCCAGCCGAACCGGCGAAGCCTGCAGCCCCGGCCGCGCCAGCCGAGCCCCAGGGCGCTATTACGACGTTCCCGGCGCTTATGTCGCGTATTACCGCCGCCGGCATTACCCAGGAACGGGCGAGCGCCGCGGCCAAAAACCAGGGCCTCCCGTCGTTGCCATTGCTGGCGACCCGGCCGGACCTTATCCCGGCGGTCGCGGCTGAATTGTTCCCGGAGGGTTAAACCGTGAGCCACTCAATTATAGCGCCGTCCGCGGCGCATATCTGGGGGAAGCCGGGCGGCTGTACGGGCTACGTCCTTATGGCCCAGGCCTACCCGGAGACCGAAGAATCGGAAGAGGCGAAAGAGGGTACCGCGTCCCACGAAGTAGGCGCGAATATGACGAAATCCGCCGCGCGCGGGTTCGTCGACTACCCCCATAGGGCGGATACCGTCGGCTCCGTGGCCTCGAACGGGGTCATTATATCCGAAGCCATGTACGACGGGGCCGAGCTGTTCGCGGAAGACGTCGGCGAGGTAATGCGGGCTACGGGCGTATTCGGCGGCGATAAGCTCGGTATCGAGCGGAAAGTCGCGGCGCCCAGGGTACACGAACTGTCGTTCGGGACGCCCGACGCCTTTCTCCTGGACGAGCGTAACCGAACGCTCTACGTATGGGACTATAAGTTCGGGTTCGAGATTGTCGAGGCCTTCGAGAACTGGCAAGCGATTAACTACGTAGCCGGCATTTTCGACGAGCTGGATATCGACGGTCTCGCCGACCAGTGGTTCCAGGTCGTTATACGTATCGTCCAGCCCAGGGCCCCGCATCGGGACGGACCGGTCCGGGAATGGCGGGTTAAGGCCACGGACTTACGGGCGCATTTTAATTCCCTGAACCAGAACGCCGAGGAATCGTTAAGCGACCGGGCGACTTGCCGGTCCGGGTCTCACTGTAAGCATTGCCCGGCCCGCCATGCCTGCGACGCGGCCCTTACAGGCGGCGTACGACTCTACGAGGCGGCGTCGGCTCCGGTACCCGTGGAATTATCGCCCGAGGCTCTGGGGGTTCAATTCGCAATAATACAGCGCGCCCGTAAACAGCTCGAATACCTCGAAAGCGGGTATGAGGAACAGATTAAGGGCCTTATGCGGTCTGGCGCTTCGGTACCAGGCTACCGGGTCGAGGAAAGCGTCGGGCGCGAGCGCTGGGCGAAACCTATCGAGGAAGTCGTCGCCCTGGGCGATATGCTCGGCCACGACCTCCGGAAGCGGGACGCCATAACCCCGAACCAGGCGCGTAAATTGGGAATTGACGACGCCGTCATTATGGCATACAGTGAGAAACCACGAACCGGTGCCAAGGTGGTAGCGGATAACGGCAATAAAGCGAAACAGGTGTTTAGCAAATGAGCAAAGTAACCGAGATTCTTACTCCAGTCGGCCGCCTCGTACAAGGCGACTGCTTCGAGCCACAAACGACCGACGCGGAAGGGCGCCCCCTGGTCGTTAAGCATGGTCCGAACGCGGGACAGCCCCGAGTCGATTATTTTATGGCTATCGCTATCCCGAAGACGGACCCGGGTTTCGACGCGCTGTACCAGACGATTTATAACGAGGCGCGCCAGTCGTTCCCCTCGCTGTTCGACGCCCAGGGGAATTGTATTAACCCGAAGTTCGCCTTTAAGGTCACGGACGGCGATAGCCAGGTCCCGAATACGCGGGGTACGAAGCCCTGCGACCGCGAAGGGTTCCCCGGGCATTGGATCCTGAACTTTTCCGGTGGCTACGCTCCGAAGTGCTACACGGCTGGCGGCGCGGAGCTAATTACGGACCCGAACATGATTAAGCGCGGGTACTATATCCGGATCTATGGAAGCGTTAAGGGGAACGGGTCCCAGCAACAACCGGGGATCTTTCTTAATCATTCCATGGTCGAGCTTGTAGGCTACGGCGAGGAAATCGTTAGCGGCCCCGACGGCTCCGCCATTTTCGGCGGGCAACCGGCTGGACAACTACCCGCGGGCGCCAGCTCTACCCCCGTGGCCCCGTCTACGCCCATGGCGCAACCGGGTAACGCTCCGGCGGCCCCTGCTACGCCGAACGCGCCCGCTACGCCAGCGACCCCGGCGCCGAGTAACGTAGAGCCCGCCCCGGACTTCCTTAACGGCCCTGGCGCCCCTGCAGCCCCGGCCGCCCCCGCGGCGCCTGCAGCGCCGGCCGAACCGATGTACTACGACGCGAACGGCGCCGGGCCTTTCAAAAAGTCCGACCTCGAAGCGGCCGGGTATACCGAGGCCCACTTCGCGAGCCTGCAGAAAGCATAACAGCGAGGGGGCTTTCGGGCCCCCGTTCTTTAACGTAACGGAGTAGACAGCATGGATAACCAGCATAGAAAAATTAAGGGCTACCGCGAGCTTACCCAGGCGGAAATTGACCTTATGAATAAGATTAAAGAGAAAGCCGCGGAAGTGGGCGACCTCGTAGCCGAGCTGGAAGACTGGGCCGGCGGGTCGCCGGCGGAACCCCGGTGGGTACAGCTCGGCCGCGACGATTTGCAGAAGGGCTTTATGTCGCTTACCCGGTCCATTGCGAAACCCGACTTTTTCTAACCGTTAAGGTCGGTTTACCGCTTGCCCCGTGCCGAGGTGATAAAACTACGTTCGCGAGACCAGCGACGAGTAAAGGCCGTTCGAGGAAGTAATCGGGATAGCGGTAAGCCGGCCACCTAAATAGGGCTACCGTATGTATTTTTATAAGCAAAAGGGGCGCCAGGTTCTCGACCTTCGCGGCGACCTGGTTCTCTCCCATAACGACGCGCTCGTAAAGGGCCGCGTTAAGTCGGCGGCGCCGTCGGCCGTGCGTAACTCGCTATATGTCCACAGTATCCCGGCGCTCGGTTTCTGGCGGAAGCTCCGCGTTACGTTCGCCGCTATACGCTTTATCTGGGGCCGGAGCCGCGCGCTTAAGGTCGAGACCATTACCGAAGAGGGGCTTTAAGTATGAAAATGGCAGTAGGTAAGAAGCCGTCCCGGGCCGAAGCGTACGCCCTGGTTCTGGATATGAAGACGGGCCGCCGGCCGTTGGAAGACTACGACGTCGACGCCCTGCTCCGGTTCTTCGCGCCCGCCCTCCCGAAGCGCGCGAAAATAGCCGAGCAATGGGTCGCGAAAGCCGCGGCCGACCAGTACGAGCTGCGTAAGCCGCTGCAGTATATCCGAGTAGAGAACGGTATCGCGTACGCCTCGAACGGGCATAGAGCCCACAGATGTAAGACGACCTGGGCCGACGGCTACTACGACCCGAAGACGTTTTTACCCGTGGATTCCGACGAGCGGCCTATCGACATAAAGCGGGTATTCCCTGACCGCCGCCACTGCGAAGAGTTTACTATCGAGGCCCTGGAATACGGCGCGCTCCCGTGCAAAGAGAAAGACGCCCGGCCGCTCGAATATGTCCGCGTTCCGAAATCCGTAGCGGTCGCCCGCGGCTACTTCGAGGAAGCGGTTAACGGCGCCGAGACCGGCCCGGTATTTTACGCTTCGGCGCCTGCCCATGCTCAAAAAATGGTAGGCGACACGGAGTTCGGCGACTGGGTCATTATGGCTATGAGGGTCGATTAAATGGGTGTTATATGGGATCCGACCGGCGAGTCGTACTTCCTGGGGGAGCTTACGCCGGAGCTGGACGCCCTGGGCGGCTGCGAGGTTAGCCCTGCGGCCCTTCCTGCAGGTACGAGGCTCCCGTCCGGCTGCGGCTACTCTACGGCGCTCCCCGACTTCGATTTCGAGACGTACAGCGAAGCGGGGTACTACTGGGATCCGGAAGCTAACAAGGGCCTCGGCCGTTGGCGCTCTATAGTAAAGAGCCCGCCGCATGGCCTGGGGGCCGTGGGCGCCGCCGTGTATTCCGAGCATCCGTCGACCGAGGTCGTAAGCCTGGCGTATAACCTTAAGGACGGGCTCGGGGAGCGGCTGTGGCTGCCGGGTATGCCCCCGCCCGAAGATCTGTTCGACCATATCGCCGCCGGCGGGCTCCTGGAAGCCTGGAATAGCGCCTTTGAGTATTATATCTGGTCGAACGTATGCGCGGCCCGTATGGGCTGGCCTGCTATCCCCTACTGGCAACTACGCGACGCCATGGCGAAGGCTCGGGCGTTCTCGATACCGGCGAAGCTCGGGAAGGCGGCCGAGGTCCGGGGCGTCGACGATAAGAAAATCGAAGACGGGCAACGGCTAATCAATAAATTCAGTAAGCCGCGTAACCCCACGAAGAAAGACAACCGCCGGCGCTTGCTCCCGACGGACCCCGACCAGGTTGAGGACGGGCAAAAGTTCTACCTCTACAACCTCGGCGACATAAAATCGGAGTCGTCCGTCTCGCTATCTATCCCGGACCTAAGCCCGGAAGAGCTGCGACTCTGGCTTCTCGATCAATGTATAAACTTCCGCGGCGTCAATATCGACCGGGAGGCCCTGGGCAACTGTAAGGCCATTATCGAGCAAGCCCACGAACGGTATACGGCGGAGCTGCAGGCGCTTACAGGCGGGACCGTGGGCGGCGCCAGTGAGATACAAAAGCTATCCGGCTGGCTCGGCGCCCAGGGCGTCCACATGGCGAGCCTCGACGCCGACCACGTAGAAGAGGCTCTTAAGCGCGACGACCTCCCCCCGCAAGCGAAACGGGCGTTAGAGATACGGTCGAGCCTGGGCGCGGCGAGCGTTAAAAAGCTATTCGCGATTGATCGACGGACGAGCGCCGACGGCCGGCTCCGGGATCTGTTCGCGTTTTGCGGCGCGGACCGTACCGGCCGGTTCTCCGGTCGCGGGCCCCAGCCCCAGAACCTACCGAACTCCGGCCCCCAGGTTCGCCAGTGCGACGACGTTAACGGGTGCGGCCGGCATTACGGCGCGCATCTTGACGCCTGCCCCTGGTGTAGCTCCCCGGGCTGGGCGAGTAACGCGGCCGAATGGGGTATCGAGGCGGTAGAGGACGCGCTCGCGGTCATTGCTTACCGTAATCTGGACTACGTCGAGGCCGTGTTCGGGGACGCCGTGGCGGCGGTCTCCGGCTGCCTCCGGGCGCTCTTCTCCGCCGGGCCGAATTGTGACCTTATATGCTCGGATTATTCCGCTATCGAGGCGGTCGTCCTGGCGGCCCTGGCGGGCGAAGAATGGCGGCTCGAAGTATTCCGAACCCACGGCAAAATATACGAAATGTCGGCGGCGAAAATTACCGGTATACCGTTCGAGGAATTTCTCCGGCATAAGGAAGAGACCGGCGACCATCATCCCATGCGGAAGAAAGTCGGAAAGGTCGCCGAGCTGGCCTCGGGGTACCAGGGCGGTTACGGGGCCTGGCTGGCGTTCGGCGCCGACAAGCATCTCGGGGAACAGGAAATCCGGGACGCTATCAAGGCCTGGCGGGCGGAGTCTCCGAACGTCGTTAAGTTCTGGTATGGGCTCGAAGACGCGGCCGTCGCGGCCGTCCAGAACCCGGGCCAGTGTTACAGCTACCGCGGCATTACCTACGGCGTTAAGGACGACGTCCTATACTGCCAGCTATTGAGCGGCCGGAAGCTCTGCTATCACGCTCCGCGGCTGCATCCGGACGTTACGCCCTGGGGTAAACAGGTCCTTAAACTTACGTATATGGGCTGGAATACCGACTACAAAAAGGGCCCGACCGGCTGGCTACGCCTCGACACGTACGGCGGTAAGCTCTGCGAGAACGTCGTCCAGGCCACGGCGCGGGATATCCTTACCCATGCCCTCGTTAACGTCGAGCGCGCCGGGTATGCGGTCGTCCTTCACGTACACGACGAGATAGTCTCGGAGGTTATGGCGGGTACCGGATCCGTCGAAGAGTTCGAAAAAATTATGGCTACGCTCCCCGCCTGGTGCGCGGACTGGCCTATCAAAGCGGCCGGCGGCTGGCGCGGGTCCAGGTACAGAAAGGATTAACGACGATGCAATTAACCCGGCGTCAATTCCTGGCGTCCATGGCGGCGCTACTGGCCTCGGTAAAATTACCGCCGGCCAGGCCGCCTGTCGATTGTATGGAGGCCGGCGAGCCCTCCGCGGTATGCCGCTCGCCCAACTAATAGACGAGGTAACGACAATGGATTTTAACAAGCTGGCAGTAGAGATATACGGGCAGAACAAGGCCGTAGGCTGGTGGGATAACCCGGACCGGTGCCTGTACGAATGCCTGCAACTGGTATCGACGGAAGTATCCGAGGCCACGGAGGGGGAACGTAAGGACCTCTTCGACGACCATATCCCGGCGCGTAAAATGGGGGAGGTCGAACTCGCCGACGCGCTTATCCGGGCCCTGGATCTGGGCGGCCGTTGTAACTGGGCCTACGAGGCGCGGGTCCAGCCGCGACAAGTTTACGACGACTGGGGCGTCGCGCGGCGCCATTTGCATATTAACGAAGCGGTCGTCGACCTCGCCCGTAACCTTACGGCGCCCTGGGCTAACCGGTGCTATAGCGCCTTGGTCGACCGTATCGTCTGGGTAGCCGAGTCGCTGGGCTACGATATCAAGGGCGCGCTCGTCGAAAAACTGGCGTACAACAAAACCCGAGCCGACCATAAGCGCGAGAACCGCGCGAAGAAAGGGGGTAAGAAATTTTGATCCGTACGCTAATCGCCGCGCTCGCTGTGGCTTCCCTGGCGGGCTGCAGTACGGCGCCCGCTTGCTACGTCGAAGTGGGGGTCGGGGCATGGCTTACGGCCGACGGTACGCCCGGTAAGACGCCGAGCCAGGCTAACGCCTACTGTGAGCGCGGGCCGTGGTCCGCCGGCGTCTACCATACGAGCGACATAGCCCGCGGGCGCCCGTTCAACTCCCAGGACGAGACGAGTACCGACGCGGTCCTTATCAAGTACAGAAAGAGGGTTTTTTGATATGCGGCAATTACACGAAATAACCGACGCCGTCCGGCGTAACGAAGCGGCGACCGAGGAAGAACTCCGGCTCGCGGTCTGCGCGTACGACGTTCTTATGGTACAGCTCGAACTCGACCGGGATCCGAAACAGCTCGCGAAGTTCTTTACGGCGGCGGAGGCCTCGCCGGAGGACTATATCGGCCCCCAGAACGACCCGCGCGACCCGAAGGTCGCGGCATGGCATAGGGCCTTTATAAACGTCGGCTAACTGGGGAGGTCGGGGTCGTCTTCGAGCGCGCAATCGTAAGCGCGGCGGCCGTCGAGGTGTTGTTCGCGGCGCTTGCGGGCGGCTTCGATCCGCTCCGCTTCGCGCTGTCGTAGAATTTCTATTTCGAGGCGAGTCTTTTCGTACTGGATCCGGCCGCGCCGCCAGTGCGTGTAAATCAGAACGACCGAGAGAATAATACCGATAAGGGTCGCGAGCTTGCCGATATCGTTCGGGATCAAGTCGAAAACGGTACCGACGCCCGACCCGGTCGTTAGCGCCGATACGCTACCGGCGACCTTCGGACTTGTCGCTATCTGCTCCGCGACGTCTCTTACGCTCATTCTTTTCTGCCCTCTTCTCGATTGTCGTAGCCACGGCGCCCGCTGCTATAGAAACGCCAGCCAGCCCCAGGGCGGCGTACTGTATCGCGTCCCACACGAAGCCCCCTTATACTGCAAAGGGCGCCCGCGCGCCCGTTACTTTCGTTTAATGATGCTGGAAAGTATACCGGCGATTCCGCCCGGGGTCGAACTGCCCCGAGCCGCGTCGAGGCGGTTCTTTTGTTCGTTTTTGAGTACGCCGAAGTAGGCCCATAGCAAAGTAACGAGCGGGCCGATAACGGACAGAATGAATTGCCAGCCGCCCGTTACGGACTTAACGAGGTCGCTATCGCCGGTTACGACGCCGTACGCCCAGGCGGAAACCGTGGCGACCACTGCGAACGCTACTACATGGAACGAGCCCTTAGCGATATAGGGCCGGGTCGTATGCGGGTTTTTCGTGTCCGCTTCCAGCATGGCCCGGACCGTCTCGTTAGACTGGCGGATCTGGGTAAGGTCGACGTCGAACTCTTTTTCGTAGACCCGCGCCCGCTGCTCCGCGGGGAGCGAGCCGACCGCGTCGTCGATATCTTTACCCGTGGCATTACTGGGGAGCTTCTTATCGTCCGGGAGAAACTCGTTAACCGCGTCGACGAGAATACCGCCCCCCGGTACGACTTCCCGGACAATGCCGGAGCCCACGCTCTTAACTACGTCCCATAATTTCATAGTTCCACCCTGTTACGAAGCCAGCCGTAGACGAACCGCTCGTCCTTCTCGCGTCGTTCCGCCAGCTCGATATAGGCGGCGCCCTGCAGGCAGTTAAGGGCCTTCAATAGCGCCCCCTCGTCCCTGGCGTCGAGATACTGGCGAAGCGCCGCGATTGTCATAGGCCCCGAGAGACTGTCGACGGAAAGATCCGAGTAGAGCCGGCCGCCCAGGTTCAGTACGTTAAGCGCGCGCTGTAGGAACTTGACGGCGCGGGGCGGACCCATGTTAACGCCCGTATCGACGACCTCGAAGGCCACGGCGGCGGATAACTCCGCCAGCTCGTCGCCCCGGACCGCGTCCCAGTAGCGCGCGGCGTAGATGTCGAAGGCCGTAGCCCTCGGCATATCGCGCATATCGCCGGTATACCCAAAGGCCCGGGCGACGTCCTCGGTAATACCGAAGTTCGTCTCGCCGCCCGAGTCGGCCGGGTCGTTAACGTAACCGCCTTCGACCCGGAGGATATCGTCGATTATCTGCTCTTTGGTCTTCACTTTACGCTACCTTGACCAGCACGACCGGGCGGCCGTCTTTCTGGATTGAAGCGACCCGGCCCACTGCGACCCGGTACTCGCCGAAACTGGGGTCGGCGACCGCTCGGGCCGTAATGCCGCCTTCCTCGGTGCGCTCCGGTACCAAGTAATCGCCCGGGGCCGCGCCATGGACGTTAACCGGTACGCGGCCGGAGAAGGCCACGCGGTCCCAGTGCTGGCGCTCGGCTTCGAGGTGTTCTTTAAACTCCGCCATATCGGCCCGGAAGCGCTCCATATCGGCGCGGTACTGGTCGTCGCGCTCCGCCATCGCCTTGTCGAACGTGTCGGCGGCGGTCGCCATGGCCCGGTTGAACGCTTCAACGTGTGGCTGCAGGTCGTCGCCCTTGTGCGTCCGGCGCGCTTCGTTAAGGGTCGCCATTGCGTCCTGCTCGGCCTGCTCACGCGCCGCCCGAAGGTCGTCGGTTTCGAGGGCCGGCTGTGCTGGTTCTTTACGGCCTAGGGCCTCTTCGTTGCCCCAGGTGTCTCCGCCGACGTAAGACGGGTCGGTCGATTTAATAGCAAAAGACAGGGCCGCGTCGAATTGGTCGGTTAGCTGCCCGTTCTCGTCAATGCCCAAAACGTCGCCCTTGGAGATCTCGCCGCAATCGTCCGCCTTACGCATGTATTCCGCGTAATCGGCGCCGCTGGCGTTTATTGTGCCGCTGGCGTTGATAGAGCGGCCGGTGACGTTGTCGTCGTTCATCCGTAACGATGCGTTCGCCACGTTGGCGCCCGTGCCGGTCACGCCGTACCACGCCGTAGCGAATCCGGGTTGCCCGATAAGTAGGACCGCTTCGCCGGCGTTGTCGGCTACGTCCTTATAGATCGAATGGGCCCCGCCACTGGTCGCCCCTACGAGCAGGTTCCCGTCCGGGTCCAGAACCATGCGACGGGTGCGGGTGGTCGAACCGTTCGGGGTAACTTCCCACGCGAACTGCGACCCGTGCGCGGAGCCCGTCCAGTTTTCGGTGGCCTCGAATTGGAAGGCGCCGGCGCTTTGTGATAGCTGGGTGCCGTCGTAGCCACGGAAGCCCCACGACATAATAAACGCGCCGTTCTGAATGGCGGTCGGCGCCCCCTCGTTGCCGTAATACCGGCACGAATGGATGTTGTTGCCGTAGGCCACGTTTCCGTAGCTGTTCATGCGGAAAAGCTGGTTGCCGCTGGCGCCGTCGCCTGGGTTGTTGCTCACTTCCAGCCAGTGCGGATCGTCGCCCGGCAGGTTGTTTACGTTGGCGGTTCCATCGCCGGCCGCCAGGAAGTTAAACACGCCGTCGCCGCCGATGCCCTCAAATACCGACGCCCACGGAGACCACACGCCGTCGCTTCGTTTTGTGCGGGTGTAGAGTTCCTGGTCCGCGCCGGTCCCGACCAGAGTGTCGAAAACCTGCGTTGCCTGGTTTGACGACCCGCGCTCGATATGTAAGAGGGCGCCAGCCATGCCGCCGGGGGGCGCCGTCCCCGTAGTTGCCCCGGTGGCAATATAAAATCCGGTCGTATCGACCGCGTCGATATCCGCCAGGGAGAGTGCCTCTCGTTGCGTGAAAAGCGCTTTAAGAGCGGTCAGGTATTGCGATGCGGTGGCCGTCTCCGGGGTTCCGGACGGAACGACCGAGCCCTCGGTAAGCATGGCCTGCAGGAAGCCGAACAAGTCGTTAACGAGCGCGGCTTCCCACGGGGTCCCCGTGCCGTCGCCAGGTACGGTTACGTTCCGGGCCTGCCCGTATGGGTAAGACGCGCTCGAAGGCGCGATTTTTCCGGGGTACTGCGTTTCTGGATTAATAGCCATTTTTGTAGCTCCTAGACGTATTCTACTAGCATACCCAGCCATTGCTGAGTAGGGCAAATTTTAAGACAAAGGGCCTCGAACTCGTCTCGGCGCTTCGGGTCTAACTGGGCGAGTTCCCCGAATGTTTCGCCGCCTATGTAAAGGAAATACGGCCATAGTGCCGGGTCGTTCGGGACGATATATTCTCGGAGGCCTTCGCTAAACTGTACGTAATTCCCTGCCAGCGCTTCGGGCTCCCCGGCTTCGGCCACGGCCTCCCCGCATAATACGAGATTGTCCCGGGTGGTTTCGAGAATCTTATTAACGAGCGGATACCCGCGGGGCTCCAAACTGTTGCCCGCCTGGGCGAAATCCTCGCCGCACTGGGCGTCGGGCTCGCCGCACTCCACAAGTATAACGGCCCCCGTGAACTCCCGCCGAAGCCACATAATCGGGTTACGCGGTGTCGCGCAACTCTCCGCGCCGACGCTCGGCTCGCTACCCGGCTCCCACCACTCATGGACGTAAACGTCGAACCCCGCCCCCCGTAAGGTGTCTTGTATATACTTCGGGCTCTGCCCGCCTACGGCTTTCCAGGTCGCCGCTAGCCTCGCGCGGCGCTTGGCCTCATTTATGCCGGTGTCGGAGAGCCCGAACTGTCGCTCCCATGTGGATAATTCCCGCGTAGTATCCGGGAAAATGTCTAGGAAAATAAGGTCGAAAAACTCTTTTATGTCGCCCTGGGCGGAGGATACGCCCTCGAAAAACTCTCGGAGCGTTTTCTCTGCGGTCAAACGCCAGGCGCGGGCCTGGGGCAATAGGTGACGTATGGCGCGAAAAAATATCATGCGAAAGCCACGGATCCGAGTTTAGCTTTTTCCCCCGCGCCGAGCGTGTAGGCCGTTATCCCGACGCTCGAAGAAGACAGCGAGGCCCCCGTAAAAATTCCGTTATTAGCCGTTACTACGTCTTCGACCAAACCGGCGACCCCGCTCTGTGTTATGCGGTCCTTTCTCGGCGGGACGGACAGACCGGGTATAAAAGGCTCGCGAGCCCTGAAATACTCCGTGAGAGCGGTTTCTATGTTCGCCTGGACTTCCGCCAGGTCGTTAACGATTAGGCCTGTAACCTGGACGTCGAAAGACAACCGAGTTATCGGGAACGCATTAACGAGCGCATTCGCGGGGCGGCGACTGGCTAGCCCCTCGTCGTCCAGCTCTACCGAGTCGAGAACCTCCTGTAACTGGGCGCTCGTCGGTATGCCGTCCGGGCTTCCGCTACTTGCCTCCGTGGCCTCGACGTATAGGTCCACTTGCCCCGGGCATTCGCTCGTATACGGGTAAACATTAAGAATGCCGGCCGGCTCTTCGCCCCATTGCTCGTAATCCGCGTACGCGCCGCCCTGGGGGCGTTTCTGGAAGCGGTCTATAATGCGCTGCCGGTAGGCCTCGGTACTCTCCCCGTCGGCGCCTGTAACGGTCTGGGAAGCCACGACGGCGTTACGCGAGACGTTAGCGAGCGGGTTCGCGAAAGATACGACCGCGCCCGGGTCGAGGTTTCCGATAGCCCCGGCGCCGCCCCCGCCTGCCTGGTCGGATACCGCGCGTATAGTCGCCTGGACTGTCGCCGCGTCCAGCGCGACCGCTCCGATAGTGATATACGTAACGCCGTTCGAGCTGTTAAGTAGCTGGGTCCCGGAGGGTAGCGTCCCGGTCTGGGTTTCGACCGTAATGTCGATAAGTAGCTCGGCGTTCGTTGCCGCGGCCGGGTCGCCGACGCCTACCAGGCGCCCCCATTCGAGAAGCGGCGAAAGCTCGCGGCCGTTAACAACCGTCGACGATATTGTCGCGGTCCGTACGAATACCTGCAGAAACATAAAGCCGCCGTACTTGTATAGCAGTACGAAGACGCCCGATAGCGCCCGCGCCAGGACCCGTAAAAAGGATTTCGGAAGTAGCGGGATAGTCTGGTTAAGCGACGCTTCGAGCTGGGCGATAATGTTGTCGTTTATCTCTTTCGTCGTCGGGGTCTGTAAGCTCATGCGCGGGCCTTCCAATTCTCTACGAACTCGAAGCGCGACTCTTCCCCGCGCGCCTCGATATCGACGGTAAGTTTAACCCGGTTCAGGCCCGGGATAGTGGCGGAAACCGATACGCTCGACGCGATATTCTGCCCGATTAGCCAGGTAAGATCACGGAGCGCGGCGTCCTCGATACGGCGTAAGTTACCGGTCGTAAGCGGTAGCGCTTGTAATAGGTGCTGGGTCTCGCTCCGGTACTGCCTGGCGGGGTCGTTCTCGTCCAGGTTGCCCCACCACGTAAGCGAGTTATCCGAGCGGCCGTCGTCGTCCTCGTTGCCGCCGAATAGCGAAAGGTACGCGGCCGTTTCCAAACCGCCAGCCATGGCGACGAGACCGTCTTCGACGATTATGTTACCGCCGTCGTCGGTCTGGAAGAGCTTAACGTCGCCCTGTTGCTGGTCGGTCATTGCATCGGCCCCGTATCCTGTTCGGTGTTGCCCGCGCTGTCGTTGCCCTGCGGGTGCGTGTGGCTGGCGGCCTCTACGCCGTTAATAATAGCCGACGGCGTCGTTACCTTGGTCGGCGTGTCGATAGAGCCGTCCGTACCTATTGTAACCCCATTAACGACGAAGTCGCCACCGGGCGTAAGCTCGAAGACGCCTCCGCCATTCTCGCCTTTTATAGACCCGCTCGCGGCGGCTGTAAAGGTCGCGGCCGGCGTCTCTACGGTCGTACCGCCGTCAGGCGCCAACGTAACCGAGCCGTTCGCGTTTACTACTACCGCGGTACCGTCACTTTTAAGCCACACTTCGACGACGCTATCGCCGCTTTCCGGGTCGCGGGCGTATATCCGCTTTTCGCCGGCGGTCGCTTTCTGTTCGTTCGCTGGATCCAGGTAGCCGACGGCGGTTTCTCGACCGGTTCCGGCCGCGGCGGAAGTCGCTACGTAATCGCCCGGGAGCGGGTGCGCGTCGTCCCCCGCCGGCTGGAAGTGCTGGGAGGTCGTATTCGGGCCGCCGCCCGGGTCGCTTTTTACGTCCGATACCTTCGCCCCGTTAATCTCGGAACGAACGAACGATAATATACGGGCTATCCGTCCCACGGTAAGGCCTCCGGAATTGTTCCTCGAAACGACCCCGGTATCGCCAGCTCGATAGTAGCGGTACGCGCGGTCGGGTCCTGCTCAAACGATACGGAGCGGATAACGAACTCGTACTCGTTGTAAATCATAGCATCGGGCGCCGTGAGTTTTAACGTCGTGTTCGGCTTCCATAGCTCGCCCTGGGGGTCTCGCCAGGTCGTTACGCGAACGGTATACGCGGCGACGTTCCCAAACATGCGCCCCGCCTTCGCTTCGGTCGCGCCTTTAATATCGGCTTCCAGGGTGTCGCGCGCCTCGAAGCTATGCGGCCGGGTAACTCCCTGTAGCCGGGGGTTTCGTACCGTGTACTGGGCGCCCGATAAGCCCACGACGACCGGCTCGACGCCTGTTACGTGGCTGTAGTATTGCTGGGGCGCGAATACTGGCTCGACGGAAAGGACCGGGCTCTCGCCTTGCTGCAGGCGAGCAACGGGCGAACCGGTCTCGACTTCGTCCCAGAATAAGAGCTTACCGCGCTCCGTGCTGGATATGACGAGCCCGCGCTGTTTCGCCAGATCCGCCAGGAACGCGAGGACCTCTTTACCCGGGGAACAGGCGACGCGCTCGAACGGCCCGCCGACGTCCGCGCGAAACTCCGGCGCCAGGCCGAACGGCCCGACCAGGGCGTCGGTAATGGTTCGGAGGTCGGCCGCGTCAAATTCGAGCGGGAAAGCAGACGCCGGCGGCGTACAGTCATTAAGGACGCCTGGCCGGGAATAAGCGCTTACGGCTATGGTCTTCGAGTCGTTCGCCAGGGACGGGACTACGTCGACCATGGTACCGGTAAAAATCGGGTCGCCCCCGACCATGATAACCACGGGTTTAAACGAGAACGGCCGGAAGGTTTCCCGGAAGCCCGGGGCCTGGTGGTCGAACGGGGCGCCGAACGTAACGGTATCCATGGAGTCGATAGCCCGTGTAATGCTCATGCGGTCCCAGAACCGGAAGCGCTGCCCGTCGATCAATAGCGCGGCCTCGTCTAGCGTCGCGGCCGGTATGGCGTTTTGACGGTCGGCGGGTGCATCCGGTAGGGGCGGGACGATTACCTCGGTACCGGGCGCCAGGGGCTCCGATACGCCGGGGTTCGCCCGCGCGATACGGCCGGCTTCCGCCTCGGTGCCGTATCTCTTCCGCGATATGCTATCGAACGTATCGCCCTGGGCGACCCTATACGTAGTAGACAATTTCACGGCCCCTCGGGAGTTCTAGAATTTCCGACCCTGTTAACCGATTCGAGTTAATCAAAAAATCGAGCTGGTCGTCTACGGATCCGTAAAGCTCCGCCGCCAGGTCGATAATAGTACGGGCCCGGTCCAGGACGATACGGCGCTCCTGTTTAAGCGTAAAGGATATCTCGACCAGGAAACCCGCGGTAAGCGCTACGGCTTCCTGTAGTTTCTGGTAGGCCTCGCCCGTATCTATGTCGGCTATCGCGTCGTAATTGCTGTCGCGCCAGTCTGCGACGTCCTGGAACTGGTTAAGGACCGCTTCGGCGGCTTCGAGCGCTTCGGTTTTGGTCTCGAACTGGTTATTTACGACCGAAACCACGGAGCCGGTAACGTACCCGGAAGCGTAAAGGTCTCGCGCGAGAAAGCGGTTAGTTTCAACGGCCCCGGCGTCGGACTCTACGACCGCCCCGTCCCCGCTTATGATCGACGAGGCCAGGTCGCGGTAGGCGGATAGCCGGGCGGATATGTTCGCCGCGGCCCGTGCCGGCGCCTGTATTAACTGGGTCGTCTGGAACGCCAGGGTTAGCGGCTGCGAGATAAGAACGTCGATACCCTGGTTAATCGAGTCGTTTATCGCGTTGAATTGCTCGCGTACGTTGTCCTGAGCGTCAGCTACCGTCTGTAGCCCGGACTCGGCCGCCCCTATAAGGGCCTGGTAGTCGCCCTTAAAGTTCGCTCGCTCGGCTGCAGTACCCAGGCTGGCGGCGTCGGCGAACTGCCCGGCGCCCGCTTCGTTGTACTCGTCGACGGCGGATAGTACCGCGCTCGCGGGGTCCTGCTGCGACGTCGGGTAAATTATGCCCACGGTCTCCCAGAACGTAACCTCTACGACCGCCTGGTTAGCGGCGGTTTTCAAGTCGTCCCGGCGCTTGATCGAGCCGAACGGTACGACGTCTATCGAGCCGTAAATCGGGTGGTCGAGCTTGCCGACGCCGCGCTCCAATAGCCCCGCCTCGAAGCCGTCGGCCTCCTGGTCGTAGTCGTTGCCCCAGAAAAACGCCCGAATCGGGTATTTTCGGCCGGAGCGCCCGAGGTCCTGGACGTACGTACCGTCGGCGTCGGGGAACTCGTAGCCCGTGGTTTTCTTATCGACGGAGCGGCTTACGTCCTCGTAGTTAAACGCCGTACGCGCCCCACTGGGGGACGTATAGGCCGCCTCGCGTATTCTGTCATTCCATGCCATTAGAAGCCCCCACTAGGTACCAGGGTAACGCCCGGCCCTGCAAAATTGCGCGTAACCTCGGCCCGGCCGGACTCGTCGCGGATAGTAAGCTCGGCGGTACTGGTCGAGCGCTGCTCTTCCACGCTTCGCGCTACCCGCTCCTGGGGCGTTACTACCTGCGGCGCGCCGGGCCCGCCGCGGGCGGCCGTCTGCTCTTCCTCGTCGTCTCCGAATCCGAAGAACGAGGCCACGCCGCCGCCTATGCTCGATATCTTGTCGACGATACCGCCGGCGACGTTCTTAACCTTGTCGGCTATGCCCGTAATGCTGGCGAGGGCGTTGTCGAAAATGCCCGTTACGCCGCCCCATAGATCCGAGAAAAACGATTTTATCCCGCCCCATGCGTCCATTACCTTGCCGGCGGCGCCGGTGAGCCATTCGATAGGACCCGAGAGACTGTCGAGGATAGCGTTACCGAAGTCGATAATAGCCGCCTTAATCTCGTCCCACCATACGATAGCGGCCGCGATAATAGCGATAAGCGCCGCGATACCGAGGACGATAAGCCCGACCGGGTTAAGGGCCATTACCAGGTTAACGGCGGTCATTACCGCGACCAGGGTATTAAGAACCGTGGACAAGGCCACGACGCCGCCGACTACCTTTAGAATCGTCCCGGCGTTCTCCGCGAGGAAGCGGCCGAAGCTCCCGAGCGTATCGAGGGTGTCGCCTATGCGCTCGCCGAGGTCGTATTTTTCGCTGAACTCGACGACCGCGTCGACAATGCCGAGGACCCGGTCTCTAAGGTTCTTCGCGAACTCTATAATACGGGTCTGGATAAGCTCCTTATTCGCGACGGCCCATTCCCGCCACTGGCGTAGCGTCTTCGTTATCGCCGGCATCATGGGGAGTATAACGCCCTGTAAGAGCCCCATAAGCGAGCGCTTAAGACTGTTAACGGCGTCGTTATAGGCCTCGGCCGCGACGGCCTGGGCCATGGTTATATTACCGTTCTCGCGCTGCTCATTACGGAGCCCCGCGATAGCGTCGGCGCTATTGTCAGCAATGTTTACGAGGTTCAGGCCGGAACGGCTAAACGCGGCGTTCGCGAGCGCGGCTTTTTCGGTCGCGGTATCGGCCTCGCGCATGGCGTTAACGTACAGCGCGAACGCATCCGATACGCTCTCGGTATTCTGTAGCTGGCGGAGTAACTGGGGGTTTATGTTTTTGAGGCCGGAAACGAGCGGGCCCATACCGCCTTTAGCTTCGCCGAGGCGCTTCGAGAATGCCCCGAGAGACTTGTCGAGTAGCTCGGTAGGTACGCCGGACTGCTCCGCTACGAATTTCCATTCCTGTAGCTCTTCGATAGGGAATTGTAGCCGGCGGGATTGCTTCGCCAGGGAGTCGGCGGCGTCGGCGGTCCGGTTCAATGCGGTAACGACCGCGGCGCCCCCTACGGCCGCCAGCCCGGCGCCGAACTTCGCGACCTTAGCGAAGCCCCGGCCCATGCCTTTTACGATTCGGTTAACCTGGCGGTTCGCGGTCCGGAGACCACGCTCCATACTGCGTGTAAACTTCCCGACCTTATTTTGCATACGGGACACGGGGGCCGTTATCCGGTCTACCGCTTTAAATACTGCCTCGACGCTGAAACGGCCCGCCATGTTATCCCCTACCTCGGTTTAGTATGCGTTTTAAGCTCTGCGCGAAGCCCCTCGTAGAAAAATCGTATTTCGTGCGCCCGGAGCGTTCGCGGATCCGGTACCCCTGGGTAGTCCCTGCATACCTGTAAAAGCATTTCGGTATACACTCGGGGGAACGTGTGGTCTCCGTTCGGGAGCCTTTCGTCCGTCCCGTGCCGGACTAACGGGGTACCGACTAGCCCAAAAAAAGCGTTGTAATCGCCATGCAGACTTTCAGGTCTGCCATACGCATTTTCGAGAACGTACTCGCATGGCTTCGGGTCATATCGGCCATGGCCGCGTAGAGCTTGCCGATATCCTCCGATTTTTTCTTCCGGTCCATAGCCATAAGCGACGCCCCGGTCGGTTCGTGGAAGGTCAGCGTATCCGCGTCCTTCGTCCGCTGGGGAGTGAATACGGGCTCGCCGTCGTCGTTAATGGTCAGCGCGCCGGACTGGATAGCCCCGACGAGCCGGTCTTTTTGCTGCTGGAACGCTTCCTTATCCTCTTCCGACATATCGGAGGGGTCGACGTCCAGGTCCATAGACTTAACGAACCGGTCGAACTCGGCTTCGGCTACTTCTTTCGCTACTTTATCGTTCATGGTTTTACGCCCTATTTCGTAAAAATGGTCGCCGCGTCCCAGCCGAAGCCAGGTATAGGGATAGGGCGCCCCCGCGGCGTAATGCCCTATTTATGCCGGCGCCTTACTGCTTAGTAAGTACGCCCGGACCCATTAAGGATACCGACGCCGTAGCGTTCTGGCTACTGGCCTGGGTCTCGCCGACAATCTGGGCGGTCGCCTGCCAGGTCGACCCCGAAGCGTACGAAATAGCCACGGGGAAGAAATCGTTACGGTTCGATAGCTCCTGCAGGAACTCATGGTCGCCGCGGTCGTCGTCGATTTCTACGGTAAGGCCGTCCAGGGACAAGGGGACGCGCGTCTTAATCAGTCGCGCCGTGCCGTCGCCGTTAGACTGGACCTCGTTCTCGAAGCCGCCCAGCTTGCGCTGGGCCTCCGCGTCGGCCGCTACCGCGAAGGTACGACCGTCTAGGGTTACTGACTCAATAGAGCCGCCAACTGCTGCCATTTTGAAGGCCTCCTATTATGCTACGACGGTCTGGGCGCCGAAGAAAAAGCCGAAGTTCAGGTCGACGGAAATAATATTCGTATTCCCGCTTAACTGGACCGTGGTAGAAACGTCGAGCCGCTTCGGGTTCTGGTCGTTAATGCCGGCGACCGTATTCGCTTTCGCGGTCTCGGGCGCGCTGATAATGGCATTAAGCCCCAGGCTGTCCAGCATAGCCGCGACGGCTGCGACGGCCGCTTTTGGCTTTTTCGCGGACCGGTTAACGGTCGGCTGGTCGTCCGGGATAAGCGGCGCGCCGTCCCATTCCTTCGTAGCGAAAATAAGGTCGAGGTTAAAAATAATATTCTGAACCTTGACGATATCGACCACGAAGCGATAGGCCGGAATCGGGTCGCCGGTCGGGTGGTAGAAGGTCACGACGTCGGAGATATTGACGACGCCGTCTTTTACCTCAATGGTCGAGCTTCCGCCCTTAACCGCCTGGTCACGCTGGGCGTAGTCCCACTGGTCGCCGTCCGGGCCCGGCGTAAGGCCGGTCGCGTCCTGGCTGCCGTAGTCCTGGGGCGGGTTATTGTTCGCTACCGGAGCGATACGGGCGAGCTGGCGGGCTGCCACGACGACCGGGAGGTCCTTCGACGCCGGCGCTACGAGCTGGGCATTAACCCGGTCGGTCTTGCGAGCGTCTGGGACCGCGATAGCGTCGTTTACCGTGGTGCTGGTGTCGCCGGTAAACACGACAAGCGGCTTACGTACGAGCGCGCCCCAGCGTCCCTCCCCGAAGGTCTGGTAAGCGTCGAGCGCGGTACTGTCGGCCGTGTTCAGGCAGTTAAGGACCATGGTCTCCCATACGTTACCGACTTGATCGAGCGCCGGTTGTACGTCTGGGTTTACCAGCCCGCCGGTAGGCTGGGTAACAGCGAAAGTAGTACCGGCGGTCGTAGACCCGATAACCTCGACGAAAATATCGTTACCAGACTCGCCCGCCCATTTTGCGGTAATGCCTACGTTGGTCGTATTGTCGACGGCGTCGACCGGCATCTCCAAAACCGCGTTAATGGCGCTCGTAATTTTTGCCGTAATGTCCGCGACCGTGTCGCCGACCTCGATAACAAAATCCTCGGAGTCGATGTTATTGATACGGATACGGTACGCGGCGGCTTCGGTCTGGGATCCGGCCGGGGTAATGTCGCCCGCGGCCGCTACGCCGCTAACGTCGTCTTCCAGGGGGTAGACCGTTACCGGAATCGTGCCGACGCCGTCGCCGTTAACCGGGAAGAGCTGGCGTAGCGCCAGGTGGATAGGGGAGCCGAAGCCGTAGAGGTCCGCGGCCTGGGTCGCGCTTGTTACCTGCGTTTTCGTGGTGTCGTAGACGGCGGCGCTATTGCCCTGGCCTACGACCGCGATACGCTGGGGGAGAAACAGAATACCGCCCCCGCGAAGGTCTTTAAACTGCGTCTTAATGCCGACTACCCGCGCCACTGCGGAGACGTCGACCGCTGAACTAATAGCCATGGTTATTTTCCCCTCTATGGCGTTGTATAATCGTAGTCGGCATTAACGATAACTTCCCCGTCTTCCGACCTACTTACCTCCGCCGAAACAAGTTCGAGCGTAACCGCGGGAACTTGTGGCGAGAACTCGTTAAATACTACATTAAAAGCGAGGCGAGCGCCTACTATTTGCTGGATCTGGCGCCCGTCTATCTGCGGCTGAAACGACGTTATAGACTGCGGCCAGCGCTGCCATACGACGCCCTGCATACCTAAATACGTGTACTCGGCGGCCATTAAGATATTACGAACGAGCCTAATCGCGCGCTGTACTTCGAGCGCGGCTTCCTTGTCGCCCGCCTTATGACCTCCGCCCGGGACGTCCTCCGACATACCGAAGCCGATACAGTCGATATTAAACGTGGCCTCGGTTTTCTGGCGCTCTACAATGTTGCTCGCGCCCTTGTCGAAATTCGAGCTATCGAACCACACGTTTACAATCGGGCTTCGGTCGGTCTGGTCGTTAAGGAATGCTTCCCAGGGGTTCGAGCGCTCGGTATAGATCCGGAGCTTATAGTCGGCCGGGTCTTTCCCGTCGGCGGTTGCTAATGCTTGCTGGTTCGCGACCTCGGTCGCCAGTATCGCGGCTATCTGGTCGCGTACGATTTCGGAGTTATCTTGTTTGTCGATCAGCTCGGCTATCATTCGTAAAGCTCCAACAAACAAACGACGAGCCCGAGCGCGCGGTCCGGGTTCGACTGGGAGACCTTGAACTTATAGGGCGTCCCGCCTATGTCGTCGAACTGGATAACCCAGGGTTTCGAACCGGTGTCGGCTATCCCTTTCGGGAGCCCCAGGCCTTCCAGTACGAGCGAAGACATACGCAAGGCCACGGAGGCCAGGCGCCCGCTTACCGCTTGCCCCGTGTCGGGGTCGATAATCTGCGCGATGTCGTCGGAGAAACCGGTAAGCGTCCCGACGGTACCCGCCGGGTCGGTAATAGTTATGGGCCAGCCGAAACCGGTCGCGCCGTCTTCCAGGATAGCGCCGAGGTCCTTCTCTGCCTGTTCGCGGAGACCCATAGGTTTACGCCTTTACTACGTGGCCGGACTTAACGAAAGCGTCGAGCGCGTCCTTACCGCCCGCCAGGTCGTCGGCCTTGATTTCGTCGCCAGGCGCCAGGATACCGCGGCGGCTGGTGATAGACTTGCCCGAAGCCACGGAGAACGGCGGGCGCTTCTCGGCGGGCGCTTCCGCTTCCGGCGCGTCGTCTGCCTGGGTATCGAGTTCGGCGTCGCGGGCCTTCGCTTTAAGGTCCGATACGAGGTCGCCCAACTGTTCGTTATTGAGGCCGTCGGTAGTAATCTCGACGTCCAGCTCGGCCGCGAGTTTCTCGGCCTGTTCCTTGTACTGTTTGTTACTCGGCATAATTCCGCCCTCTTTCCAGTTACGAAGCCCGGGGGCCGTTAAGCCCCCGCGCTAGCCCTATCGCTTAACCCGTAGGTTATGCGTTCGTTTCCAGGCAGCCGAACGTATCGATAGCCGTCGGGATCATCAAAGGACGAGCCCCGACGCCGCCGAACAACTGCTCGCCGTCCTGGCTGGTCCATGCGTTCGTAAACAGGTCCATACCGCCAGCCGCGTTACTCAAACGGCCCGGAAGCTCGGGGAGCAACTGGTTAGCAGTGGTGCCCATAAGCGCCCCGATATTCGGGATAGCGCCGAACGTGGCATCGAGACGACCGGAGCTGGCGCGAACCACGACTTTACTCGGGTCCAGGTACGGGGTAGATACGCCGGTCTGCGGATCCTTGTAGCGGCCGCCGTAGGTCCAGACGTCGTACCGGTAGTTACCGATTTCGACGGTACCGCGATAGCTGCCGCCGTTACCGCGCATCTGCATAGGCGCAATAGTGCCCAGGTCGAAGCGACGGGTATCGAAGCGCTTTTGTACGTCCGAGTTCTTGATAAAGGCCTCGAACGCATCCACGCCCATAAGCAACTGGTCCGGGTCTGCCAGGCCGTCGCCGCGGATAACTTCCGCCAGGGCGTTAATATCGCCGACTGGGTCGTCGCCCGCTGTACCCCAGGCAGTGCCCGCGGTCGGGAAGTGCGTCGCCTTCGGTTTGTAGTCCAGGGTGTAGAGCGCCGCGCCGTTAATATCGGTCAGCGTTACTACGCCGGTCTGTAGAACCTGCGAGGCCTGGACCTCGATAGAACGCCGGATCTTACGTTCGATTTTCGTCATGCCGTTAAACATGCGGAGAATCACGTTAGCCCGGAAATCCGGAGACTCGAACGGGTTTTGCCCAGGCATACGCTTGAGCAAATCAAACGAGTTAATCGGAATCGCCTCTTTATGAATGGGCGGTTTAAAGCCCTTATTCGTATAGAGGTCTTCGGAGTTCATCCGGTAGCCGGTAGACAGATCCTCGATAACGATAGAGATATCCTCGTCGCTACGTACGATATCAATCTCTACCTCTTCCGAGGTATGGAAGTTCTCGGGCGGGCTCTGGAACAGGCCCGAGAGGAACAGCATAGGCTGGGCCATTTGCTGATACGCGCGAATCATGCGCTTGGTAGTTGCTCCGCTCATGGTAAGCGCTCCTTACTGGTTATCGAGAATGCCCAGCTCTTGTACGTCGATAGGCGTAAGCCCATAGTCGCGGAGCTGGTCAATTACGGCGGCGTCGATATTGCTATCGTCCCCGTCGGCGTCAATTACGAGGCGCTCTTTACGGTAAGAGCCCGCCACGCCCGCGCGGACCGGAACGTCGCCCGCGCCGGTAGCTACTACGTCGTAGGTAACTACGGCTTTCGGGATGCCGTTCTCGTTCGTGGTCCCGCCCTTTACGAACGGTACGAGGGCGCCCGAGACGGAGTCGCGCGCAAGGATAGTGCCCTCGGCTACGGTACCGGCGCCGGCGAAGGTAAGCGAATCGTCGCGGAACTGTGCGTCCTGGAGGATTACGTTACCAATGTCTACGTTTGTTACTGTCATGCTCATGGCTTACGCCTCCGCGCTTACGCCGAGCCGGGCTTCTACCAGGCTGGCTACGTTGTCGGCGGCGTCTTCGCCGTCGTCGCTTGCGGTAGCCTGGTCGGCTGCGCTTGCGGCGGCGTCGTCGCCCTGGCGGGTGGCTACGTCGCTACGGTTCATACCCGACGTAAGGTACGTCGCTTGAAGTGTAGCGGTCATAGCTGAACCGTCCTTAATCGCCGCGCTAGCGGTCTCCATGGCGCCCGACTTCTCGCCCATAATCAGGTGGGCGCTAACGCGGTCCCGCTCCTGAGTTACGCCCTCAGCTACCGCCGCCGCGTAAACGTCGGGATGCTGGGCCATCAAAGTTTTAAGGTCCATATTTACGGCCTCCGGTTTATCCCCGCCGCTGCGGGCGGTCGTTGAATTGGTATTGTCTACGACTCTTAGCGGGGTTTCCGCTATCGCGTCGATCATACCACGCTTTAGCGCCTCGCCGGCAAGTAGTGTCGCACCTTGCCCGAACTCGGCGTTAACTTTTGCCACGGTTACCCCGCGCCCTTCGGCGATAGAGTCCGCGAAAATCTCGTGTAGCGCGTCCAGCTCTTCGACGACCATTGCCTTACCTTCCTCGGTCCGGACGTCCGGGCGCTTCTTCGGCGCGGCCGTGCTGGTAAGGTCGATATCCTCGTCGAATACCGTAAAGGACACGGCGACGCCAATACTACCGACGCGGGACGCGCGGTTCCGCGCCTCGATACGGTCGGCCTGGCATACAATGGCGTAGGCGGCCGAGGCGGCCAGGCCGTGTACTACGGCGGTAACGGGCTTCTTCGCCGCTTGGACCGCCGCCAGGACGTCGAACAGGCCGTCGAAGTGGCCGCCCGGGCTGTCGACCGCCAGCGTAATAGCGGCGACGCTGTCGTCCTGCTCCGCCAGCCGGATAGCCGAAACAATTTCGGGGTAAGTCGCGTTTCCGCCGCCGAACAGCATAGCCATAAAGCTAGGGGTCGGCGTGAGTACGCCTTTAATCATAATCTCGGCCTGGTCGCCGGCAATGGTAAGGATACGCGAATCCCGTTCGCCGTCCTCGTCGCCATAGCGCGCGACGAATTTCGCTTGCTGTTCTGCCGAGGGCGTAAAGCCGGCTTTCTGGGCCCGCTCGATAGCCTGTCGGACGCTTGCTTCTAGTAGCCACATGGTTTTAGGTCTCCGCGTTGTTCGGTCATGTTACCGGCCTCCTTCTTCCGCCAGCGCGACAAGTGTATCCGTAGCGTCTCCCAGGGCGGTAAGGGCCTCGTCGGCCGGCTGTTCGCCGAACTCTTTTTTAAATTCGGCCAGGGGTCGGGCGGCCTCGACTTTAAGCTCGTTCTCGCGCTTAAGCCGCTTAATGTTCTTCGAAAACTTCGTCCCGGTCGTAATGCGCGCTTCGCGGGCGTTGGTCGACCAGCCCTCGTCTACGAGTAGCTTCGAGCCCTTCGCCTGTTTGAGCATATCGGTAGACGGTTTAATCGAGCCGTACCAATCCACGCAAACCCACGCGCCGAACTGGTCCCAGCGTTGCGGGTTGCGCCAGGCCTCGAGCATCCCGGGCGCTTTGATCTTTTGGAGAAGCGCCTCGCTAAGTAGCCAGTCGATATAAATAGGGGTACAAAACGTCTCCCCCCAGTCGGACCACACGCGGTTGAGATAGATTTTAAACTCGTTAATCGCGGCCTGGCTGGCGGAGTAGTTATTCGAGAACGCGAGCCGGAGGATTTCCGGCGGGACCTCGTTCGCCCAGGCGACGGCCTGAATAATAGCCTCTTCAAACGTACCGAAGTTTACGTCGGTGCCCTGGCTATGGAAGCCCTGGGGCTTCTCGCCGTGCTGTAGCTCTTCCATAACGACGCCGGGTATCTGGTTCGCTATGTTAAAGCTCCGTTTCTTCCCGTCCTGGTCGGAGACCGTGGCCTTATCGCGGCGTACCGCGCCCGCCTGTACGGGGAGCGTCCCGGGCTTGTCCTCGGTCTTCTCGATAAACATAGCCAGGATGGAATTAACCACGGCCTTACGCTGGGCGCTATCGCGGTACCGGTCGATTTCCTTAAGCGACTGCATAACGATAGCTAAGAGCGGCTGGCCTCGTACGTCGTCGAGGCGCCGGTCGGTACCGTAAACGAGCCACGAAATACGGCGGCCCGACTTCTCGCCGAACGCCGGTATACGCTTCGCGCTTCCGTCGTCCTGGCGGATCCAGTGGGCGGCTACCCGGCCCTGGGTATCGAACTCGACGCCGTGCCGGATAACGTGGCCCTGGCGTATGTTTACCTGGTCGCCGAGCGGGGTCTGTACCTTGCCGCCGCTAACGAGCTGAATCATGGGGAGGCGCGTACGCTGCGACTGTCGCATTACGACCAGGACGTCGCCCTCGACAAGCGCCTCGGTCCTAGCGATACGCTGGATAGCGCCGAAGGTCGACTTATGCTTCCAGTCGCATAGCTCCGGAGTCTTTCCCCATATCCCGAACCGGTTTTCAACGGTCTCCGACCAATCGTTTAACGAGTCCTCGTCGAGCCCGATAATTTCCTCGTCGGGCGCCGCCTCGGGCGTTAACCCGGTATTAATCTCGTTCGTTACGAGGCGCCGGATAAGGCCACGGGCGTAGAGGTTTTCGTTAAAGAGCTGGGCGGAGCGCTGGCGTAGCGTCCAATAGTCTACGTGCTGGATCTGGGTAGGGCCGAAACCGCCGGCGAACTTACCGCCGTCGAATATCGAAGACTGCCACGGAGAAAAGCCGGTCTGGCCTGCATAGGCGAACGGGTCCAGCTCGTCGACCGCGCGGATATTGTCGTCGGCCTGCGAACTGTGCGTTACGTTCCATACCGCGTTAACGGCGCGCTGTAGAATGCTCGGTTTTCCTACCATGCCGGCCCCACTATGACGGCGCCGCCGTTCTGGCGCGCCTGTAGAGTTACGAGTCGATTATATAGGCCGTCGAGCGCGTTGTTTAGCGTCGACAATTCCAGGCGCGTTACGGTCTGGCGGCTCTGCCCGGTATCGAGCGTATATGACTGGACGCCGCCGGAGGTAAGCGCCGTAATGGCGTCCTCGTACGCGATAATTTGCGCCTTCGTCGCGTCGATCCTGCCTTGTAAGAATTCCGCGTCCATAAAAAACCGGGCCTGGGCCTTGAGAAATTAGGATTTTAGTAGCTTACAGTATACCGCTCTACTCTTCGTAGTAAAGTTTTTCGCCCTCGATATAGTCCCAGAACGTCGGCCAGTCAATCGTATCTAGCTCGAAATACTGGATACAGATAGACCACGCCAGGATTTCTACCGCGGCATGGCCGTAGCCGAGTAGGTCCCATAACTCGTTAGCGGCGTTACCCGGGCGGTGCCAGTAGTACGTAACCTGGCCTTTCTCGTCCTGGCGCTCGCGCCGGCTCTCGACCGTTAGCTCTTTGAGCTGCTTATCTGAGATATCGACCGGGGCGTTAAAGTGGTAGGGCTTTTGTTCGCCCGCGTCCTCGGTCCATTCCCGGCGGAGTACGGGCGCGAGCCGGTCCTTATAGTGGTCTACCAGGATCCGGTAGCCGACCGTACCCGACTGGGTCTTAAACTCGGCGAACTCTTTAATACTCTGGTTCTTACCGGGGCGGTCGCGCCCCAGGATCGGGTAGACCCCGGTAGCGTAGTCGCTGCAGAAAGTCGATACCGTGTCGTTCGCGTACCCGGCGTCGATCAGCGTTAACGCGACCCGGTACCGCTTCCCGTCGTCCGCTGTATATACGGTTTCCTCGATAAGATCACGAAGCCGGCCCCAGACTGGCGAGCTTAACTCGCTGCAGTCGTCCGCCTCGAACCGCCAATAATCGACCAGGTAGCAACGGGCATCCCGCGCCCAGCCCATAACCGAAACCGCCAGGTTATTTTTATGTACGTCTACCTGGCAAGTTAAGAACAGGACCGGCGAGCCGGAGTTCTTCGCGGCGTACTCGTTCGGTATCTGCCCCAGGCGGTAGACCGCGCGCCGGTGCGCCGACACGCTCGTAAACCGTATTTTCGACCCGAGTATCTCGAACGGCTCGGCGAGAATATTGTTATAAAAAACCTGGTACCGGCCGAGGTCCCGGACCTTACGCTCGACCGGGTCGAAGCCCGCCATGTAGGCCGACACGCATTTGTACCAGGGTTGCATACCGATAGGCGAGTATAGCGCCGGGAGATGATAGGACCGGATACCGGGCTCTACGGGCCTGGCGGTCGGCTCCCAGTGCGCGCCGTGGTCCTCGGAGAACAGGCGCTCTTTATCGTGTTCGTAGTGCGGCTCGCCGCATTTTTGGCAACAATACCGGACCGACTCGAGTACCAGGACGCCGCCCTCCGTCTCCCACTGGAAGCCGCCGACGACGCCGGTTTCCTTGTCGATCGACTCCCAGCGTAACGACTGGGGGAAGCCACACGCTTTACACAAAACGCGGTAGACGCGCTGGTCGCCGCGCTCGTACTGGGCCTGTATTTTCGAGGACCCCTTGATTAGCGGAGTAGACCCGCGGAATATTTTACGGCGCTCCCAGTAGCCCGAGCATCGGTCGTCGCTTAACGAGTCGGGGTCGCCGTCCTTACCGACCCGGTCGGGCCATGCGTCGATTTCATCCTTAAGCATTACGGCGATAGAGTACGACCGCATTTTATCCGCGTTACGCGCGCCAAACGGTACCAGGTAGCCGCCGCCCTCAAACTGTAAATGGTTCGCCGTCTTGCCCGTCTTCCTCGAGTTCCCCTCGTCGCTGCTCCGGATGATATGGGCCATGCCGGAATGCTGCAGCATGGGTAGGAAATTGTTTTCGATACGGGCCGTAGCGAGTTCCTTGTCGGCCGTTAAATACATTATCGGGAGGGTCTTAACGTGGCCCATGAAGTAGAGCGCCCCCGACTCGAGAACGGTCGAATACGTAATCTGTACCCCTTTCTTAAGGTTCACTTCCCGGACCGGGCTATCGACGTCGAAGCAATCGACAATCTCGCGCATGAAGGGGTTAACGTCGTACCGGATAAAGCCGGGGATCGACGTAACCGACTCCGGTAGGTACCGGTTTTCTTCGTTATACGTCGACGGGCTTACGTGGTGGATCTCGTCGGTAAGGCCGTCGACTTCGGAGACTATCCAGTCGGCCCCGAGTAGGTCGAGACTAGGCATTTTTTACCCCTTGTGACTTGTCACGCATTCTTAAGCGCCCGGGCGACTTTCGCTTTAACGGGTCGTATAAAGCTCGAAATCTGGTCGGCGACGAACTTCTCGATTTCTTCCAGGTCGCGGCCGGCGTCGTGCATGGCGGTAGAGCGCCTGGCGATAGTCTTCGCGCCGTCGGTCAGTAGCTTGATATGGGCCGCGTCGAGCGGCTCGATAATACCGACCCGGACGAGCTGGCGGTTAACAAGCTCCCCGCGCGTCGTGGCGTTCTTAAGCCGCTTCTCGTTTATCGCCTCTATGGCCTGGGTCGCCTTAAGCCAGTCTACGAACCGGGTATCGGTCCCGAACTTCTCGATAAGCTCGCGGAGGGTCATATCGGCGAACGCCTGGATATCCTCCGGTACCTCGAGTAACTGGCTACTGTCGGCCGGCTCCGCCAGCTCTTCGGCCTGGGCGTAATGCTGCAGGATTTCGCCGCCGAACCCCTGCTTACGCTTTTGTTTCGCCGCCGCCGTTCCGCGTACGTGTGGCTTCGAGGCCACGGGTTTAGGGGGCGGTTCGTCGCCGCTCGGTACCAGGCCGGCGGCCGATAGCTGGGAGAATATCCGCCTACCCCGGGCCGAGCCGACCCGGAGCGCGCCGCTTAGGAAGTTCGCGGACCACTTACCCGCCTCCGTACATGCCGCGAGCGCGTCCTCGTATAGCGGATCGAGCCCGGGGGCGGCTGGCGGGGTCGTAGCGCGGTCGCGGTTTTCCAGGTATTCCACGGCGGCCGGGTGCGCGGCGTCGATACGCTTACCGTCCGTAGCCGGTAGTAGGCGCGCTTTACAGGCCTTCGTGATGGACGCGGGCGCTACCCCAGCCATACGGGCAAATTCTGTTCGGGAGACGAGTTTTTTAGCCATTCCAGGATTATAGCGGCTAGCCCCGCCGAAGGTAAGCCCCGGTTAAAACTCGCTGATTGTGCGAGGGCCGCGCGGTCGAATCAAAAC